GCGATCAAGGTTTTGCAAATGTTTGGAGATTCTTTGCAGAATCATTGAGAGAACTCACCCCTCTAGCAAGAAAGTTAGGTGAATATTTTTATGATTGGACTAAAAATTTAGATAAGCTAACCAACACACTTCGACTTACTGTTGACGGGATGGAAAGAGTCGATAGGGTATTAGAGAAGAATAAAGAAACTTGGGAAAAGGTTAAACCTGCAATTACCACAATATCCGAAGTTCTTTTAATCCTCTGGTCAAGATGGTATATGCTCTACAGTGTTTTCAATCCTGTGGTAGTTCTGGTAGAGGATTTCCTTGCTTTTCTCGAAGGTAAACAGAGTGTCATTGGTGAAATAAGCAAAGCATTGAAAGAAGGCGATTGGTCACTAGCTGGTACAGAGTTGGTTAACTTAATTAAGGCACTGGGTATAGAGTCACTTGCTGCTGTAGGGATGATTTTGGGTTTAGTGAAAGCTATTAAAAAGATAACTGGTTTAGGTGATTCAAAAACAGATTCACCAAAAGATGATAAACGTAAACCAATGTCACCTAGAAAACCAGCACCTTCTTACAATCAGAGAACAGATGGTGGGTTCTTTAAAACGGTTGCTAGAAACGCTAAGTATGCAATCCCACCCCTTCTGGCAGCAGCGGAGTATATAGGTTTAGCTGGTGCAGCGGCAAGTAGTGTCGTGTTGAGTTCTTTATCTTTGAGTGGTTCAACTCCTAACAGTTATGATCCTGAAGACCCTAGTGGTTGGAAAGCATATAACCGAAGGATTGAAGAACAGCGAATTGGGAAAGTCAAACAAGACAACGCTTCTTGGGATTACCTTTCTCCAAATGTTCAAGATTTCATTAAATCAATGACAAACTTCCAAGGTGTACCAGCACTCTCTGAAAGATTAAATGAGATGACAAACCTTAGAGGTGCAACAAACTCACAAGGTCAGATTGTTATTCAAAACCTTAACATGATTGTGAGTGGTAACAATGCGCCACCTGAGTTGTTAGCAAGAAGAATCGTAGAAGAAACTGCTTCTAAAGTTTTACAACTAACCCCAAATTCATACTAAATAGGAAAGATTCAAAATGAGTTTAGCATTAAAATGGGGTGGAGTAGGTTCTACAGCAAAGAGTAGCGGTTTCATCTATTTTGATGCCGTTACTTCTAAGTCTGTTTCTTATAAAGGTAGTGTTACTTCCCATCCTTTATCTAGTGGTTCATTGATATCAGACCACTTCATACGTGACAACACGGTGGTTACTTTCAGTGGGATAATTTCTGGTGTAGATATTTCTTATAAGTCTATAAATCTTCCACAAAGTGAAGATGGTAGATTTCCTACAAACATAAGAAATTCTGTACCTGCTGTAAAAATTGAAAATGATTTCAAACCTTTGTATCAGAGAATACCTTTAGTTGGTCAATTCTTTAATCCAACAATGCCAAAGATAACAATGGCAGTTCAACCAGATGACATTGTTGAAAGTGTTAGAAAGCAACTCGAAAGTTTGTTTTTAGACGGTAATGTTCAACTGGTTAGTTTGTATGAATATGAAAACCAGTCATTGAAAAGTTCACCAATGACAAATCTTGTAATGACTTCTTTTTCGTTTCAAGATGATCCTGACATGACCAATGTTTTACGTTGTGAAATTTCGCTAGAACAGGTTCAATTTTCTAAGGTTAAGAAAGTTACAGTTCCTTCTGAATACAGAAAGATTCTTCTTGAGAAAGATAAAGTAGCTAAAGAGAATGCAATAGCTGCCGCTAACGAAGCCGCAAAAGCTGCAACCCCTGAAACTATAAGAAAACCTGCTGAACAAAACGCAACATACTCTGACGCTTATTACAAAAGTAGAAGCAAGGATTTTCAACGAGTCCTCGATACTCAAAAAGCTCTTGGCGACAAGTTAAGTGGGGGCAGTTAATGTTAGTTTATACGGTCATGCCTTTGTATGATGAACCTTTTTACAGCTATGACATTAGTTTGAACAAGGTTTCGTACCATTTGAAGTTCATCTTTAATCAACAAAATAATTTATACACACTAAACCTTTACACTTCTGACAGAACACCAATTGTTGAAGGTGTTTCACTTGTTCCAAACTATCCTCTGTTGGACAATCTTGTTCACGAAGGTTGGACGGGTTTTATTTACATGGCAACTATTGCTGATAAAGATAATGAATACTACGTTTTAAAACCTCAAGAACTTAGCAAGTATTACGAACTTCGTTTTTACTTTGATGATGGAAAATAATAAATTCAATGAGTAACACCAATACAATTAATAAGAATAGAAGATACAAATTGACAATTGGTGATTACTCGAAGAATGAAGCATTCGAGTTAGAAACACACCAAGTAACATTTGATATAAATAAAACTTCAGATAATAAAACATCCAGCAATTCAGCCAGTATTGAAATAACTAACCTTGATGCTGAAATAGAAAATTTAATCAACACAGATTATGTTTACGTTAGATTAGACGTTGGTTACGAAGACGATGCTGATCTCAAAACAGTTTATGTTGGTCAAGCAGTAAGTGTTATAACCAAGAAGGCTGGTGCAGATATTGTTACACAAGTTGTTTGTGGTACAGGTTACACCGAGTTAAATCATAGTTCACTGAGCAAGGTGATACCTGAAAACACAACAGTGAAAGAAGCGTTTGAATTGATTACAAAAGAGATTCCAAATGTTTCAAAAGGTGTATTCAATGGGGTAAATATAAACTCTAAAATCACCAAAGGTTACACTACAAATGGAACAGTTAAAGAGATTCTCGATAAATTATCCGACACATACAATGTCGAATGGCGATTGAATGACAACGTGCTTTTCATTAATGACGCTGGTAAAGGCTCTACAGACAGATACGAAACTGCTTATGTTGTAAATGAAAGAACTGGACTAATCGGAGAACCTTATAAAACTTCTGGTGATGGAAGAAAAGGTGTTGAAGACGAAACTAAAACAAAAGGTATTCAGTTTTCAATGCTGCTCAACCCCAATGTAACAGCAGGTGATATTGTTAAAGTTGAATCTGATAGAATTGAAGGTTGGTTTAAAGTTGATGATATTCGCTATTATGGTGGTTACAGAAGCAATGAATGGTACGGTGATGTTGCCTGTTCTTATATTGAAAAAGTGGTTAACAAAACATGATAAGTGAAAAACTTTTGTATGCTAGCTTTTGGAAAGAGATGTCAAAAGTTTATACATCTATACCAGCCCGTGTAGTAGCTGTAAGGCAAAATCTTGAAGAATGTATGGTTGACGTACAGCCTGTTGTAAACACACTCAGAAAGGACGGTAGAGATGAAGAATGGGGTACAATACTTAATGTACCTGTATTGTTCCCATGCTCATCAACTTCAGCGTTTACTTTTCCCATAAATGTAAATGATCCTGTGTTGCTTCATTTCTCAATGCGAAATATTGAGAACTTTATCAACGGTGATGGTTCACCAGCAGCACCAAATACTTTTGCAAAGTTTGACCAAAATGATGCTGTTGCAATCCCTTGTTTAATGCCAAAGTCTAAATCAATCAATAACCCTTCCAGTAGAACATTAGCACACGATACAGAAGATGCTGTACTTGTTCATAATATTGGAACTGCTAATGAAGTAGAGATTAGATTTAAACCTGACGGTGCATTGAGAGTTTATTCTCCAACAAAAATATATGCAGAAGCGCCAGAAATAGAAGCCATAACAGATGATTTGACCGTAGCTGTATCTTCTAGTGCAACAATAAGTAGTCCGACAACAACATGGACAGGGAATATAAACATTACAGGAACCGTAGCAGTTACAGGTGGTGTAAGTGCAACCACTTCAGTATCAGCACCCACTGTTACAGCATCGTCTAGCTTAACCGTAGGTGGTAAAGAAATGAACGGCCACACACATAACATATCAGGTGTTTCAGCAGGTATGGACACTGTAATAAGTTTAGGTAACAACTAATGGATATGTTAATAACAAATGACGGAACTCACGATTTAGTTTTTAAAAACGGTGAGTGTCCAGTAACAAGAACCCCTGCTTCAAATGAAGATATTTTGGAACTTGTAGGTCAACGATTAAAGATCAGACTTCTAACTTTCCAAGGTGAATATGATTTAGATACCACTCTTGGAGTACCTTGGTTTCAAAGTGTGCTGGTTCGTGGTGTTACCAAATCACAAATAGACAACATTATTCGTGAACAAATATTGTCAGACGAGGGTGTTATGGAAATTGTAGAGTTTGAGTCAACACTGAGTAAAGGTTTGTACACGTTAAGGTTCAAAGCATCGACAGATAAAGGGAAATACATAATTGTTAACAACTTACAGTTTTCCGTTTAATAATAAGAGAATAAAATGGCAGGTCTAACCGAAACTGGCTTTGTTGCCAAAAGATTGAATGAAGTAATAAATGACCAAAGAATAAGAGCTTCTGACATTTATAAAGATTTATTAGAAGAAGGTGATGACTTTGTTGACACTTCAGATGTTTCTACAATAGGTAGATTCATCAACCTTCATGCTGTTGAAGTTGAAAGATTATGGCAACAGTTAGGTTTGTTGTGGGCTTCTGAAGACCCTGATTCTGCAACTGGTTACTCTTTAGATATTATCGGTAAGCTGCAAGGTGAAACAAGAAACAGTGCTCTGAAATCTTCTGGAACTGTTGTACTTAAAGGTACAAACGGTATCACTGTT